AGAAACCCTCTTATGACCCAAATCATAGCCTCATCCTTCTTATGCCCCAGGCCATCGTTCCTTATAACCTGGTGGGACATATCAAGCAGATGCCTCTCCAGCACCACAAATTCAAATATTCTCGTGGCTTCTTCTTGCAACGTTGTTTGTCTCCAGACACCGTTGCTATACAAGAGGAAGGGCGCATGTACGGTGTTACAGTACCCACTGACGCTTTCGCATCTTGCAAAATGCGCTATGGCCATTCCCTGAGCACAAAATACCCCTTGTCTTATAGCGACATTGTTATTATCCTCAAGTCACATAAGGTAACCCCCTTCGAGGTTCCTGCCGCGATAATCATGTCATACCTGCAAAGTGGAGCGGATGATGAGTTACCCATTGTAACCATTGCCCCTAGCGACCGAGCGGAGTATGATCCCATAGTTGGCGATTACCACGTACCTGGCAAACCTAGTGGTAAGTCCGGAGCAGCCCCCCTGATCTCTGGAGGCATGTTGCCAACACTAGGGCGCGCAAGTGACGAAGCCATGCTGAACGATCGGATTTTATCGGTTGCAGCTGAGGAGAATCCCGGTTTGTCTGACACGTTGTATGAGTGTCTGACACAGTTCGCTAATTTGATCTCGGCGGAGACTCAAACTCCGCAAGGAGTGTTGTGTCCGTATGACACCTCCACCGTCCGAGAAAGACAAAATCGACCCAGCCAGCGGAATGGTTACGAGACCATTGAAAACACCTTAGGATACACGGTCAGTGATATCAGTTGTTTTCAGAAACGGGAAGCCTACAGTAAAGGGACGGGACCCCGCAACATCAGCAACGTCTCTCCGTCCACAAGGACTACCGCCAGTCAATTCTCTTACCCACTAGCCGACGTTCTCAAGAAAACGTCGTGGTACGCATTTGGAAATTCCCCTAATCAGTTAGCCCACCGATGTTTTGAGATCGCTAAGATCCCGCTACACGGTACTGACAGAGTAGGTTTACTCTCGGTGGACTTGTCTCGCTGCGATGGTTCACAAACCGCAGCCGGGGAACAAGTTCTCCTTTACCTGGGTGAATTTTTCTTTGGATCCAATTACTCCGAGCCCTTCTTTGAACAACGCGATCTCGAAGCTGACGCTCTCGCGAAGACCAAGTATGGAGTAAAGTACCGCACCGCCAACACCACCGCCTCCGGATCACCTTTCACCACACTCAAGAACACTGTTTCAGTGGCTTTTTGTGTGTTCGCTTTCTATGTCCAAGTGATTGGTATGTCGTTCGCCCAAGCATACACGATGCTGGCGCAACACGGTGGTGATGACGCTTTGATACGCTATTTGAGTAAGGAACAGCGCGAACAGTTCAGTAAGTTCGCAAAGGAACACTTCAACTTTAATGTCAAGTTGGAGGGTGACGGTTACACCACCCCGTTCCTTGGCCGTATATTCCCTGACCTTCTATCCAGTCCCGTGTTCATCGCGGACGTGAAGAGACAGCTCCTGAAAATCCATCTCGATTTCGACAGCACTGAGTCTGCATTCAAAGAGACTCTGCTGCGTAGGGCCGAAAGTATCCTCATCACAGACTTTGACACCCCTATACTCTCTGTTTGGGCTAAGTGCATATTCAAAATGTTTGCACCTGACCAACGCGACCCGCACTTGGCTCTGTCCATAGGCGTAGCCGCCGCTGACGATGCCGTACCCCCACACCTTTCTCCCGTGAGCAAATGGTCTTATTTTGCCCGGATGGCTGTGGAGTGCCACCATTTTTCCGCGGGTGAGCCACGAATCGTGGCATTCCCCGCGTGTGAAACGTTCATGACCCGCGAGAGGGCATACGAGGTGGTCGCAGCGCAGCTTGGTGTAGACACCGGCCGCGTCAAAGCGTACGAAGCTGACCTAGAGAGACTGTCCGACTTAGGTTGGGACACGTTCAAAGCA